CAAAGAAACTTCCCAAATATTGGAGTAGTGGAAGGAAAACTACCAGAAGATATAATTAAGAATATTTGGAAATTAATTAAAGAAGCAAAGAAAAAACCAGAAGATATGAAAAGTGAATTAGCAGGAAATATTAGTTCATCTATTCGGTTGGACGGAAGTTCTCCGCTTCTTGCAGATTTTATGAAAGATATTTTGCCTAGCTTTATTGATAGTCATATTAAATCATATGGTGCTCCTTGGAGAACCACAATAAAAGAAGGTGAAGGATTTAACTTAGAAAGCTTATGGGTAAACTTTCAAAAGAAGCATGAGTTCAACCCACCTCACGATCACAGCGGTATCTATAGTTTTGTTATATGGATGCAAATACCTACGTCCTATGCAGAGCAAAAGAAACTTCCGATATGTGCTGAATCAAATGCCAGTGGCGCTATATCTAACTTTGCATTCCACTACACAAATTCATTGGGTCGGGTATCTCAGTTTATTTATAACATGGAAAAAGAAGCTGAAGGTTACATGGTTATGTTCCCATCGGAAATGAAACATGAAGTTTTTCCGTTTTATGAGAGTAAAGGTGAGCGTGTATCCATATCAGGGAATGTCGATATAGGAGTAGCAGAATGAGCTTAATAACTAGTCTTATAGGTCCAGTAACATCTATCTTAGATAAAGTAATTCAAGATAAAGATCAAAAGGCACAGCTTGCTCATGAGATAGCCACGATGTCCGATACTCACGCGCAGCAGGTGTTACTCTCTCAGTTGGAAATCAACAAAGCCGAAGCAGCTTCTGGAAGTTTGTTTAAGGGTGGGTGGAGACCTTTTGTCGGTTGGGTGTGCGGAATTGCTTTTGCATATCATTTTGTTTTACAACCGTTGTTAATTTTTGTACTAATTGTATTTAATGTAAATATTCCTGATTTACCTAAGTTTGATATGTCTACACTTCTCACGACTTTGGGAGGATTACTTGGAATTGGTGGCCTTAGAACATACGAGAAAAAATCTGGACTAACTAAATAGGAGTTAAAATGGAAGATAAAGATCAACTTATGGAAGAGCTAGAGAATGCACGACAAGCTGGTGATGATGACAAGGTTATTGAACTTGAATCTATTCTTCGTGGCATGGGAATAAAAGGCTATGAAGTAGGCGGAGATGTATTTCCAGATCTTACTGGAGATGGTAAGGTTACGAAGAAAGATATCCTAAAAGGCCGTGGAGTAAAAGGCTTTAGTCAAGGCGGCGGTATTGCAGTTACTGGAACGAAGTACAGAGGTACTTTTTAATGCTTGAGAAAAAAAACAAAGTAATACTATAATGGATGTTGTAGACTTTGCAAAACATGTGTATAAGAAAGTACAACAAAGAGAAAATGATATTTCTATGTTGTTGTTAACAGGTGCTGTAAAAGATCACGAGCAGTACCGCCATCTGGTAGGGGAGGCACAAGGACTCTCTTTTGCTAAAGATGAAATCAAGTCCTTGCTAGAAAGTACCGCAGAAGATGTCGAAGACCTTATACGTTCCTGACCATCTCGCGCAAAAAATGAAAACGGAAAAAACAGCGAAAGACGCAATTTCCGCAACAGTTGGAGCGGCTACCGCAACAATTGGTAGCGCATACATCGATTCAACAGATAAAGTGTTGGATCCAACATTAATTAAAAAACCACTTATAGAAAGACTACCACAACCAACAGGTTGGCGAGTTCTTGTTATGCCCTATCAAGGTAAAGCAACAACTGATGGTGGGCTTCTAATACCTGATCACATCCGCGAACGTGAAGCGTTAGCGACTGTTGTGGCTTATGTTTTAAAAGTAGGACCACTTGCTTACCTTGATCCGAACAAGTTTGGAGATAACCCTGATCCTTGGTGTAAAGAAGGAGAGTGGGTCTGTATAGGTCGATATGCAGGTTCTAGGTTTAAGATAGAAGGTGGCGAGGTTCGGATTATCAATGACGATGAAGTTATTGCTAAGATTCTTGAACCTGATGATGTGAAACATGTATGAGGTGAATAATATGGCAGAAGAAAAGGTAATAGAAGACGATGCTCAAGAAGTTGAGATTATTGTTGATGACAGTAAGACATTGGTTAATGGTGAACAAAGTGCTGATTCCTCTTCGACTGAAGTGGATGTTTCAACGGGTTCGGAGTCGGTTGAAGACGGCGAAGAGTTGGACGACTATAGTAAACGTGTTCGAAAAAGAATAAAAACTTTAACGGATAAGTATCGAACAGAAGAGCGAAACAGAGATGAAGCTGTTCGGTATGCCCGACAAGTGAAAGAAGAGAATGACAAGCTTAAACAACGCATGCAAAGTTTGGATAAAGGGTATATTACTGAATATGGATCTCGAATAGAGTCTCAACTTGCCTCTGCAAAGCAGTTATATAAAGAGGCTCATGAGGCAGGAGATGCCGATGCGTTGTTTAATGCTCAAGAAACTTTGTCAAAGATTGCTATAGAACAAGAACGGCATCGAATGGCAAAACAAAGGCAAGAACAACAAGTAGCACCAGTAGGACAGAAATTAGAACAACCTGTGGCTCAAACGCAACAGGCTCCAGTTCAAGCTCAACAAACCGCTGATCCAGACCCTAAAGCAAAGGGCTGGGCAGAAAAGAACGATTGGTTTGGTGACGACGAGATTATGACTCAAGCGGCTTTTACTATTCATCGTAGATTAGTTGAAGAAGAAGGGTTTGACCCACAGGCCGATGAGTACTATAGTGAAATTGACAAGCGTATAAGAGGAGAATTTCCACAAAAATTCTCTAACGCTCGTAAAAACGGGGGGAGTGCCAAAGTCGCATCAGCTGACACTTCCGCATCCCGCAGTTTAAAGTCTGGGCGCAGGACCGTCAAGTTGTCCCCTTCGCAAATTGCGATAGCTAAAAAACTTGGTGTTCCCTTAGAGGAGTATGCCAAGTATGTCAAAGATTGAGGAAAAAAAAATGACGGATAGAACAGAACGATCAACACAGTCCCGTGAAAAGACAACACGGAGAAAACCTTGGGCTCCCCCAAGTAGATTAGAAGCACCTGATCCCCCCGAAGGATTTAAGCATCGTTGGATAAGGACCGCTAGTCGAGGAGAAGATGATTCCATGAATGTTCATGCAAAGTTGCGTGAAGGTTGGGAACCAGTTCGAGCCGATCAGTATACTAACGCTGACTTTGCTACAATCGAAGAAGGAAAGCATGCAGGAGTAATCGGAAATGGTGGGCTTATGCTTGCTAGAATGCCTGAAGAGACAGTAAAAGAAAGAAATGCGTACTATCGGGACCGCACCCGTGATCAAATGACAGCTGTGGATCAGGACTTAATGAAGGAGCAACATCCTTCAATGCCGATTGAAAATAATCGGTCAAGTCGTGTTAGTTTCGGTGGTCGCCCTCGCGATACCGAATAAATCAAAAGCTATTATCTTAAAAGGAGATAAAATATGGCAAATTCCAACGGTTCTTTCGGTCTTAGACCGATTGGTAAGATTGGCTCTGCGGTCAATTCTACCGGTACGACGGAATATCGCATAGCTTCTGACAATTCCAACCCTATTTTTCAGGGCATGGCAGTTATACCTTTAGCTGCTGGCGTTATTGACGATCTACAAGCTGCGGCTGGTGGTAACGTTTCTATTGTTGGTATTTTCAATGGTTGTGAGTACGTTTCTTCGACCACAGGTGAAATTATACGGTCAAATCAATGGCCAGGTTCTGGTGCGGATTCTGACTTCCCCGTCAAAGCTTTCTTGTATGATGATCCAAATCAGTTGTTTACGATTGCAACATCTAATGTTGTTGCTGCGGCGAACACTGAAGCAGAAATCCGTGCAGCGGTATTTGCAAACATTGCGCTTGCAACAGGTAACAGTGGTTCTACAACTACTGGTATTTCCTCTGCAACAGCGGATTTAGATACTATCGCAACCACCAACACTTTGGCATTAAGAGTTATGGGCGTTCAAGACGACCCCGATAATTCTGATTTCACTGCTGCTGGTATTCCATTAATCGTTCGTATAAACAACCACTTCAATGCACCAACTGGTTCCATTGCAGCGGGTACTGTTTCTACGACCGGCGTATAAGGAGTTAGACAATGGCTATATCAAGAGCGCAACTAGCGAAAGAGCTGGAGCCTGGTCTTAATGCCTTATTTGGCATGGAGTACTCCAGGTACGAAAATCAACACTCAGAGATTTTTACTACAGAATCTTCAGACAGAGCGTTTGAAGAAGAAGTTATGCTGAGTGGTTTTGGAGCCGCACCGACTAAGTCGGAAGGTTCTTCAATTAACTTTGACGATGCAAACGAAGCTTATACTGCAAGGTATAATCATGAGACAATCGCATTGGCTTTCTCTATCACAGAAGAAGCTGTTGAGGATAATCTCTATGATCGATTATCTTCGCGATATACTCGTGCGCTTGCTCGTTCAATGGCTCACACCAAGCAGGTTAAAGCTGCATCCATATTAAACAATGGATTTTCAGGTGGAGCTTTTGCAGGTGGAGACGGTAAAGCACTTCTAGCTACCGATCACCCACTTACAAATGGTGGTACGTTTGCAAATGAGCCGTCAACTGGTGCTGATTTAAACGAAACATCTCTTGAGGATGCTTTGATTAAAATTGCAGGATTTGTTGATGAAAGAGGCTTAAAAGTTGCTCTCAGAGGAATGAAACTTCTAATTCCTCGACAGTTGCAATTTGTTGCAGAGCGTCTAATGGCTTCTAACCTTCGAACAGCAACCTCAGACAACGACACCAATGCGATTCGTTCGATGGGTATGCTACCAGATGGATACGCTGTTAATGACTTCTTAACAGATACGGATGCTTTTTTCCTAATGACGGACGCTCCTCGTGGCTTCCTTCACTTTGAAAGAACTCCACTGTCCACACAGATGGAATCTGACTTTGATACAGGCAACATGCGGTTTAAGGCTAGAGAGAGATATTCTTTCGGGTTTTCAGATCCTCGTTGTGTATTTGGCTCTCCAGGAGCGTAACTTCTGCCTCGCAGAAAAACTTAAAGGGGCGATTTATTCGCCCCTTTCTTTTTGTTTTAAACTATTGTATAAGAAACTATCACTCGACAGCTGCATTATGCAACTGACTTAACCCCAGACGAGGAGATCAAAATGGGTAATTCAACTTTTGAAGGTGCAGTCCGATCAAGAAACGGCTTCACTAAGATAACTACTGACGCAACTAGTGGCGCAGATACAACAAATTCAACTTATTCAACAAATGCCTCTGTGGGCGGTAACGCTACTGTAACAGGAAATCTTACGGTAGCTGGTTCTGTCCTTACTGGTGGATTTCCAACATTAAAAGGTCTAACTGTAACCGCTAAAGCTACATCTGGCACGGTTACTTATGTTGCTGGAATTAACATAAATCCATTTACTGGAGGAGCACAACAGATTACTACTCTCCCTGCCGCGACGGTAGGAGTGGTTGTTGTACATGCTCA